AGGAGGTCCTGCACATCCTTTCGAGCCCGGTACTTGGCTTGCAGATCGCCCGGCAGGGTGAGTCGCAGCGCTTCTTTCTTGGCGGGGTCAGGCTCGGCCTGGATCATGTTGAGGAACTCATCGCGCATCTCCAGCTGCACCAGAGCCAGCTTGCCCTGAGCACCTCCAGGGAGCAGCTTCATCTCGTCGGTAGTGACCAAGAGGTCCATGACGGCTTGCGCCTGCTCGCGTGCCTGGGGGTTGCGGTAGCCCTTCTCCTCGCTCGAAGTGAACTCATTCCACAAGCCGTCCCAGCTCCCTCCGGGCTTGGTGCCCCCAAGGAGCTCTTGGTTCTTTTGGTCCAACAAGGCCGCACGCAATTCTTCCGTGGCACCCTCGGTCTTGATGCGGAGGCTGAGCGTGGCGAGCATCTGGGTGCCCTCCTCGCTCAAGGGGGCAGCAGGACCGTTGAGGCCACGGGTGAAGTTCTCAGCGACCTCAAGGACCAACGATTCCAAGTTATCCGGAGAGAGCCCGTTCTCCTCGAGGGCGCCAGCGAAGAGCGCCTGGTTCTCAGGTTGGTTGAGAATGGCGAGGGCGTCCTCGGTGGTCGTGGCACCACCTTCGACGAGCACCTGGCGCATCTTGCCGGGCATCCGCCAGCGGACCTCGCCCAAGGAGGCCTCGGTCTTATCGCGGCCCAGCTGTCGCTCCTTCAGGGCCACACGGTCCTCGATGTCCCCAAGGGCGTTCTGCCAGAAGGGGTCATCTCCTAGCTTCTTGCCAGGAGTGAAGACTTCCTGATCCTGCACCCAGGCAAGGAAGTCCACAGCCTCCAGTCCATCGTCCGAGTCCCGCTGAACTTCCTCAGCGATCATCTCGATGGCCTTGGAGACCAGCGTGTTGGTGTCCTCGCCACCCTTCTCCTTGTAGGGGCCGACGATGTTCTGGAGGCGGCTGAGGAGCAGCTGCTGCGCCTCGCTGTCCTGAAGCGAGCCTTGGTCTTCCCTCAAGGTGCTTGAGGTGTAGCCCGTCCGCAGCGACTCGTACAACTCCGTGGTGACCTGACGCTTCGTCTCGTTCGCTCGGGAGGCCTGCTGCTTGGCACCCGTGATCTGCATGAACTGGGTCTCAATGGGAACCCAGGCATCCAGCACACCCTCGCGGAACGCTGTGCCCTTGTTCGAGTCGATGCCCTCGAAGAGTGCCTCGCGCACCTCTTGCATCAGAGCTTGCCGGTCAGCCTCTGGATCAGCGAACTCATCCATCCTGCTGTAGATGTAGTCCTGTGCCGTCACCTGACGCCCATCGGCACCAGGGAACCGCTTGTCCTCGAGGACGTTCCTGCGGCCAGCGTAGGCCTGGAACTGGAGCACGAAGTCGGGGCGGCTCGCGTAGTTGAGCTCGTAGTCCCCGAAGGCTCCCTTGTTGGCCTCGAACCAAGCCTGGGTCTCATCGGGCGTCATGGAGGGAAGGTCCCTCAAGGCGCTCGCGTCCCCCTTGTACTGCGACACGGCCATCTCGGCCTCAGAAGGCATCTTCTTGCGCTTCTGCTTCTCCATCTCTTGGAGGAAGCCCGTCATGGACGGGGATAGCGCAGAGAGCCCCTTGGCCACCTCGAGCCAAGCGTTGGTCACGGCCTCTTCAGGCGGCACAAGGTTCGGCTGGTAGAAGGTGTCCACCGGTGCCGCGGTGGGCCGAAGGCCCTGTTGCGGCAGGGCGAAGTTGATCTGCGGTCTAGCCATCAGGCCTGACTCCAGAAGGCTGCGGAGTTGAAGGCCGCCGAGCCCAGCTGACCAAGGGCAGCCATGGCCGAAGGCCCAGCAACAGGACCACCGATGGCTCCGTTGATTCGGTTGATCTGTTGAGCTCTCACGCCTTCCATGGACATCCTGATCTGATCTTCCTCCCACTTCAGGTTGGTCTGCCGCTGCGCCACCCAGTCCTCGTACTGGGTAGCCCACTCACCTGCGCTCTCGGTGGCCACGCCACCCATCACTCCACCAGCGGCTGCTGCCACCCGGCTGGCCGCTGTGGCCTTCAGGGTGCGCTGTAGGGCCCCTTGGACATCTTGGGCCGCTGACTCCCTGGCTTGCGATTGGCGCTTCAGGAGGCCCTCGTACTGCGTCCTGGCGGCATCTGCTGCAATGGCCTGAGTCTGCTGAAGGCGCTCGCTCTGGAACTTGGCCTGAGCACTAGCTTGCTGCTGCTGGCCGATGAACTGAGCTCCGATGGTCAAGGCACTCATCGCGAACGAGAGGTTCGCCATGGCTGCCGCAGATGCTGAAAGCTGAACCCCGGCTCCGGCTGCTACTGCTGCGGGTAGGCACATCTAGGAGATCCTCGCAAACTCGATGAAGGGCGGCTCACGCCGCACGAAACGGAACCCAAGGAACTTGAGCCACTTGTGGTGCAACTCGTTGTCCTCATGGACGACATTGGAGAGCAGCTCGTAGCCCTCCGCGATTCGCTCCAGCCAGCCACGGCTCTGCCGCAGGAACTGGGTGCGAATCTCTGTGATCTCATCTGTGCCCAAAAGCCAGACGTTGCCGAAGGTGGGGGCACCAAAGACCCGCGTGACACCGAAGAGCGCAATGCAGCGACCTCGGTGCTCAATGGCATAGCAGGGCCTTGAGTCCATGATGCCCACTCGAAGCACTTCGGTTGCATCGACCCCGTGGGCCTCGAGCTCCACCATGTCCGCGTGGCGCAGACGGCCCTCGAGATCCTCAAGGTCCGACTCGACGGCCAGGCGTACCGATGCCATCAGAAGCGACGGTTGAAGCCCACTCGGCTGTGGTAGAAGGCCTCCCACTCCGCAGCAATGAAGCGCGAGGGTAGAGGTGAAGGGTTCTCCAGCTCAATGGTCACGCGATCATGGCTCGCCATGACGGGGAACTGATACTCACCTGTGTAGACACCAATGCTTCCCAGCAGGCTCTCAGGCTCCCCAAGGAGGTAGCCGTTCCAGATGTAGCTCTGGGCGGGCTGGCCCTTGATCGTGACCCGCACAAGGAAGTGCGAGGTGTCCGCGTAGCTGATGCGCCCGTAGCGCACCCTGTGGCTGGTGTTGCCCATTGGGGCAACGCGCCCCTCGCGCTGGAGGTGCAGGGTGCTGAACTCGTAGCGCATGGTGTACGCCTCCCCGATGTACACCGGTGTGCTGGTGTGGTCACCGCTGACGGTCACCGTGTCCGTACCCGTGCTGGTCACGGGGTAGTTCAGCCCCGCATTGGTGCTAGCGGTGGCTCGGCCCACCACCTGCATCGTTGCGCCAGTACCCAGGTCGTAGGGCAGCGTGAACGTGGTGGAGTTGGTGCCAGCGTCGTAGCTCGAGGTGACCCCGGAGCTCCCATCGGTGATCCGCCGGTCCAAGTGGATGCGGAACTGCGCGTAGGGGTCCGCCAAGAACGGCTCAAAGTCCATCCGCTCCAGGCTCGTCTGGGTGCCCCGGCGGACCACCAAGTGCAGGTACTGCTCGATCCATGTGATCGAGAGGATCTCGGCATTGGTGCCACCAAGGGTGAACTTGGACCAAGCGGACTGCACCCGCTCCTGCCCGTTCACTTGCCACTTGTAGACGTACAGCGTGGCATCGTCTCCAGCCCGCAGCACAAGGCAATCCTCAGTGGGGGAGGCTGCCATCTCCACAGCGGCCCCAGTGATGTAGGTGGGCACCTGGCCCGTCACATCCACTGCCCCGTACTCAGGGCGGTTGGTGCTCGCGTCGTAGAGCTCGCGCACCGTGGCGCTCGAGCCCCGAGTCCCAGCGAAGAAGATGCTCTGCCTCGCGGCCTTCGGCTGTGCACCCACTGTGCTCTCGTACTCGGACGCTACGTCCACCGAGACGTTCGAGGGGGTCACGGTGCCATCTACGCCCCCGCTGAGTACGAACTGCGTGGACTCGGAGAAGAGGACGAGGTTGCCCCGCAAGGCCACCGCCGAGTTCAAGAGGTTCACCCGTGTGCCTGCGGCCACGACGGACATCCGTGCTGAATCGAGGAGCGTGGTGACCGTGGTCCGAAAGAAATTGAAGTATTGCCCGGACTCCGAGAGGACTACGGTTTCCCCACTGAGGAGCACCAGGCGATCCTTGTAGAAGCTGATGCCCCGGATGAGCTCCCCATCCGTGTCAGAGCTTGTTTGGAGGAACGCCGGTCTCGGGTTGGTGTCTTCATTCCCAGCAGCTCGCTCTCCCCACTGGGGAGCGGTGTAGGCCACTGTGCCACCGATGGCACCTCCGAGGGTGGCCCCGTTCAGCGGCGTCCACACAAAGTCCCCGTTGCTGAGGCGCACCAGAAGGTGCGGCATGGTGTCCGCATCAGGCCTGTACTCGATGCCGCCTGCGACCGACTCCTCCCAGACGCCATCACCGAAGGAGCTCGCGCCCCCCTCGTTGGTCTCAAACTTGACGTAGTACGCACCAGCCCCAGCACCCCCTTGGTCAGGCACCCCGTCGATCAGGATGGTGAAGCCTTCTGGGGCCACGGTCGGGAGCACGCTGAAGGACTGCACTGAGCCCTTGATTGCCTCGAGGACAGAAGAGCCCACAGAGTCATCGGTGGACATATCGAACGCGCTGCCATCACTCTTGGCCACCCAGATCGTGGACCCCTCCCGGCTGATGTCCCAGCCTGTGGCGAGTGGTGAGCCAGAGGTGCCAACGGTGACACCGTAAAGCGGGGTGGCACCAGACCCAGAGGTCAGGTGGTCGCGGATCAGCTCTGCGATGTAGTCCGTCTGGATGCCCTGGATGTGAGCCGCCACGGACCCATCACCCGATTCCACGGTGACCACCCGGCCAGCTACGTCCGCGATGTACTTGGTTCCGTAGTTACCCTGCTTGACAAAGATGAGCCCTTCTTCGCCTCGGTCAGGAGTGGTGGCAGAAGCCATCTTGGGCTGCACCGACTTGTTGAGCACGATGGTGGCATCGGCAATCGTCAGGAACTCGAGGTCCCCTTCGGGGTCCGATGTCTCTAGGTAGTCAAAGTCCCCAGAGGCCCCAACGGCTGCGGGATCTCCCCCCATGTCGTACACGGACTGAGAGCTACCATCCGCCAGGTCGTAGACCCGCAGCACCTTGTTCTCAACGGCCACCACATAACGCTCAGCCGCGTCACGGTTGATGGTGTGGTACGCAGCGGTGCCCGTGGGGGAAGAGGCCAGAGTGCCCAGGTGCTCCGTAGGGGGCCTCTTGCGGAGCCCCTCGACCACGGTGCCCAAGGCGTTCTCTTGTGCCTCACACTGCGAGGGGAATCGCTTGATGGCGGGCTGCTGGCTCACACCCCCGACAAGTGCGTCAGTGGTGTGGGTGATCAGCGTCATCAGCTGCTCAGGCGACGAGTCACAGAGGGGCGGGCCACGACACGGTACACATCGTAGTTCCCGGTCAGCATGTTGTGGTCAGCGGTGTCCCCCTCGGCGTCCTTGAGGTCCGAGAGGGCCATGTACTCATCCTGCACGTTGTAGGTGTGCTGGGGGCCGTAGCCGATGATGCGGTCAGCGAAGACTCGCGTGGCGCGAATCATGATGTAGCGCCGTGCCACCTCGGGCAGCAGTGACCAGTCGAGGTTGTAGGTGACATCCACCGTGACATCTTGGTCGAAGGCGTAGGTATGCCCTGCTCGGTCATACAGCAGCGTGCCTCGCTGGACGATATCTCGGTTGCCGTTGTAGCCCGCGGATCCGTCAATCCTCAGCACGTTCTCTGCCAAGGCGACCTCGCCAGCCACGGGGGTCATGGTGACCTTGGTTTCGTAGTTGAAGGCCCATCCCCTGGAGAGCACCTCGCGGCGCGTCTCAGTCAGGATGTTCTTCGCAATGGAGACTTCCGCACCTCCACTCAGGCTGCTCACAGGTGAGGAACCGATAGCCGAGAGCATCACATTGACTGCCTCGAGCTCGGTGGTGTAGTTGCTCATGGTCTCCTTGTAGGGGGGAAAGGCTGAGGACTCCGAAGAGCCCCCAGCCACACAGCATCACTCACGGGGTGCTAGGTCACCCCATGGACGACTACGCAGTCTTGATCAGGCCACAGGCCTCGGGACGCAGGTAGTGGTGTCCACACGCCAGCTTGGCGACCATCAGCGTGGCCATACGCTCGAGCAGGTACTCGGACTGCACGGAGAGGTCCGCCATCTTGACGCAGCCGACACCGGAGCGGTGGAAGGCCAGAGCCACCACGTTCGACCAGTCACCGTTGTAGCCCACGCCACTGCCGCCGAAGACATCGTTCTGAGCACCACCGTCAGCAGCCGCCGACAGGTCGGTGCTCCCCATGTTGTTGGTCTTCACGATCTGCATGCCAGCGACACGCAGGACCGTACCCGACGCGAGGTCACCGTTGTCCCCCGCGATGTCGCGGTGGATCAGGTTCGAGTCGTGGGCCTGGAGGAGGTAGTACAGGCTCGGGCTGACCGCGAAGTAGCGATCCTCGCTCGGCACATCGTTCTCATCGAAGGCCTGGGCGAGATCCTGAGCCGCGCCAATCAGATTGGTCACGTTCGAATCGGCGCTGGCGTCCGTGATCTGAGTGCCCGCAGCGGTGACACCCGAGATGTTGGCAGAGGCAGTAGCACCTGCGTAGACCGTGGCGAGGATGTGCTGGTCCACTTCCTTGGCGAGGGCACGGCCAATGGCCGAGCTGTACTCGCTGCGGTAGTCCCAGTGCACCTTCATCGCATCGAGGTCATCGACCAGCACGCTCGAGGTGAGCATGTCGTCAATGAAGATCTCACGCTCGGTGACCCTGATCTGGCTCAGGTACGCGGCACTCGCGGCGTCGGCGTCCGTGATCAGACTCTCACCAGGGGTGTGCCACTTGGCAGCAGCGGTGCCGATCACCGGGAAGGTGGCCGACTTACCCGAGGAGATCGTGCGGCTCATGACGAGCGGCATGAACTTGTTGGCCTCTTGGAAGGTGGCCAGGGTCTCGCCCGCGAAGAGCTTGAGGAAGTTGGCGTTGGTGGAGCCAGTAGCCAGGTTCTGACCCAGCCGGGAAATGTCAGTGACAGCCATCGGAGTTCTCCTTGTGGAGGGGTGTTGAGTAGGAATGGGCCAAGGGGCCCGACATTCCCTGACAACAGCTCCGTCGCCTGGAGCAGCGGGTTATCCGCCTAAGCGGGCCCGGACAGACATCGACTTGCGATGTCAGGTGTTCGTGGCCACAGGCTCACCACGGAGCCTGCGGGCCTGGTCGCGGTCTTGATTGACCTTCTTGACCGCGAGCTTCGTGCTGCCCACCACTGCGCCACCAAGGCCAGCGATGTACGTCAGCAACGAGAGGGGGTCAGTGGGGATCTGGCTAGCCGCCTTGGCGATGGCTTGCGTTCGCTCCTCCACTTGAGCGATGGTCTCCTCGAGCTCCTGCTTGAGGTCCTTCTGTGCGTCCTCGATCTGATCCTCTGCCTGCTTCTCCGTGATCGCCTCGGCCTCGAGCTCCTCGAGCGTCTTGCCCACCTCGATCCGGTAGCTGGCCTGCGCCTCCTCAATTCGGCGGATGTCCGAGCTAGTAACGCACCCCGTCAGAAGGAGCGCGGCAATCAGGGCAAGCAAGGCAGAGAGAATCTTCAGCATGGTCACATGATGTTGGAGCTTTCGAGTCGCTTGGCGACCTGTGCTCGGAAGGCCGGGTCGTTCTTGTAGGCAGGGTTCTTCATGTCAACCATGACCTGCGCCACGCTCTGGTAGGGCGCGTTGCCACCAGAGCCAGTCGGCTCCGTGGGCAGCAGGGTGGCCTCGCGGTCACCTCCGTTGGACTGGTAGAACATGGCCATGAGGCCGCGCACCGCAACGCCAGCGGCGGCCAAGTCACCTGCCTCCACCTGATCGTTGTAGGCGCGGATCTCCTCGACGCTCATCGTCTGAGCTGCCCAGGCCAGAGCCTGCGAGTACGCTTCCTGGCCACCGGCCTGCTCGTAGATCTTGCCGAGCTCAGCAGCCTGGACGGCTTGCTGGCCTTCCATGAAAGCCGTGACCAGCTCCCTGCTGAGCCCCATGCCCTCGAGCTGCGTGAAGGCGTCGTCCGAGAGCTCGCCAGTGGAGTAGTACTCCTCCGCGAACGGCTCAAGCGCAGCCGTGGTGACGCCCGCGGCCTCGGCCACCTCGGCCACCTCAGTGGCTTCGGGGGCGTCTTGGGCACCCATGCGAGACTGGAGCTCGCGGTAGGCCTTCGCCATGTCCTCGGGGCTGGCGAACTTCTCGTCCAGCCACTCGGGCCGCTCGGGCTCCTGGGGCAGCTTGGGCTCAGGGGTGCCCTCGTCAGGCAGTTGAGACTCCATGCCAACGGACACACCGTGCTCGCTCTCCGAGGTCACGGTGTAGTCAGGGGCGTCGGGGGCAGAGGCGGCTTCAGAGGTGAAGCTGACGGAATGGGTTTCTCCCATGAGGTTATTCCTGTGGTTGCTGTGATGCTTGGTCAGCAGTGATCTTCATGACATCAGGCCCGAACTGCTGAATCATCTGGGCCTGCATGGCGGCTTGCCGCTCCTGTTGGATCTCCTCTTCCGACTTGATGAGACCATCGGTCACAAGACCTAGTGCCGTGGCTCGTCGGGACAGGTAGTCCCCAATGTTCATGTACTGCGCGAGGAGCTGCGGGCCAACCTGCTGCATCGCGCCGGCGATGAACTGGTCAAGGCGCATGAGGTCAGCTCCGCGCCCCAGAGCCTCCAGCCCCGTGACGATGCTCGGGTGGACGATGTCCTTGGGCAGCTGCGGAAGCCTTGCCTCTTTGGTCATGCGCTGAATGACCAATTGGACAAGAGGCAGTTGGAAGCTTGCACTCAAGGACGCATAG